TCTGGAAGCCCCATCCATCTTGATAAAGCACTTCGCTAAAGCAGACCACCCATCCAGTTCATCAGAGCGATAAACTGGTCTTGGCATCCAGCCTCTTATTTCTGAGCGCTGATAAAACGGTTCCGTAGGATTCTCGATTTTCGAGTAATCCTTTTCCAATGTGCGCCTGTCCCAATCCTCCTTGTTAAAGGGAGTAAAAGGTTTAGGTTTAGCCCATCGGTGTACGGACTCGTAGCCAAGGTATGAGTAACGCCCCAACACGCCGGAACTTTCACGGACATAGGGCAAAGGCCCTATAATCTTCTCCAATTTTCTAAATAGGAGAGTTGCGGTCCGCCAATACCCTTTTAGGTAAAAGAGGTTGGCGGTTGCGCACCAAGATATGATCCGGTCGTGTTGCTGCTTGTTCTCAGGATGTGGCTGCCGAATGTACGTAGGTGTAACCTCGTACCCGGCATAAGCATCTGTACCACATGACTCTCTAAAGCTTCCGCGATAGAAGGTCTTATTGGTATTTACCTTACAATTGTACTCATGTAGGTAATCGAGAACAACGTCCGCATACGTTGAGGGAACGATAATATCGTCCCCATAAACGTGCACTCGCCGAGAAACGAAGTTTATGTTTCTCTGAGTGCAGGAAAGGTTAAAACAATCCAGCAGGGCTACTATACAACAAGTATAGAAGTACATAGCTTCTACTGGAAAGCAAAGAGCACTACCCATAGACGCGAATTTTCTGAGAGGATCAATTATTTGACCATCAGGGAGACGCGCCCTCGTTGAACGGCATGCAAGAATTGAATCGTGAAGATCACGGTTCGCTTCAAACATCTTCATAGCAAGCGACAAAGGAACTCTGTCACTAGCTTCTGAAAGATCGATTGTGGCTAACCGACCCGTTCGAGACGATTTAAGTGCCAGTCTCTGGTTAATGTCTTGTCTCCGGAAATTAATCCGGTTGCAAGTTAACCAATGGGACTCGATTCTATCATAAAGATAGTCTCGTATCCCCTGTTGCACGTATTGCATGCAAGCAGGTTCAATAGCAATTACACGGGGAGATTTAAGCGTTTTGGGGACGGTGATAACCCTTACGGGTTGCTCATCTTCCTCTGGAACGATCGATACAATTTCGAGTTCCTCAGAATCAAGTGGAATACCCAAAGGGTACCCATTATCGATAAGAGGGAAATAAGACTCGAGACGATCGTGCCACCTCCGCCAAACATACTTCTGATTTCCAGAAATGCGGTCGGCGGTAGCTCCAGGCCCATGCTTTGGAAGTATGCTGTTAGGATTAAAATCCCTAAACATACTATCCCAGAGCATACGAGAAACAGCCAAAAACTTGGCTTCCTTCTCACTGGAGACTGAAAACGTCTGTAAATCTTGCTCAATTTCGTAAAAGCTCCTAAGTGCTTGTTTGACCCTTTTCGGGGTACATTCAAGTTCCACCTTGCTGAAGATGCGGCATACCTGCCGTACAGCTTCAACAACAGTAGAAATATCACCGGGAGCCAGTCCTTCAGCAGATTTATTGTCTGTTGGGGGTTCATACGTAATTACCTTTCCTGTCTTACGGTCGAAAATTTGGCTAAGCATACCTTGTAG